GGTTCTACAACCTGCGCGTCTGCGAGCAGACGCACATCCCGACCGGCGGCGCCGAGGACTCCACGACGTTCAACCCGCAGACCGACACCGGCGATGCGTGGAACAACGCCAAGTCCGACTGGATCTTCTTCTTCGGCGAGGACACGGTTGCGGAAGCGATCGCGGTTCCGGAAGAGATCCGCGGCAAGATCCCGACCGACTACGGTCGTAGCAAGGGCGTCGCATGGTATGCTCTGCTCGGCTACGGACGCACGCAGGGCGACAAGACTGCGGACGACTGGCCGAACTCGCGCATCGTGAAGTGGGAGAGCGTGGCATGAGTACCTACGACAAGGTCCTTCGCAGGCAATACCAGTGGGGCGGCTTGAATCTCGCCACCCCCGCTCCCGTCCGCCGGATCAAGATCCCGGCAGGCGTTCGCTTCGTCAAGATCACCGACTTCTACGTGAACGTGACCACCGCCGCCACGGCGACCACGCTCGCGGCGAAAATCAAGATCGGTGACGGCACGACAGCCGACAAGTACATGTCGCAGAAGATCGGCGTCGATGGCGGCGCAGACACTGCGGCAGGCGCAACCTACGGCGTGCAGGACGTCGATGGTCGCGTAGCCTTGTACAACCCGGCCTCGCCGCCGGATTCGACGCACAAGGGCTACATCGACCTGAAGACCGACGGCGCGACGAGCGGCACGCTCCAGACGTTCCTCGATGTGACCACGGCGGCTCCAACCGGCGGTTCGCCGGCGGGCGTCGGGGATTACTACCTCGAGCTCGAAATGTGGTAACCCTCAACTGACCGCTGGGGCAACCTAGCGGTCACTCTCTCAGGAGAACGTGATGGCAAAGATGACATATCCCGGCGGCGGCAATCCGGGTGACCTGGAGCAGACCAACGTCGATCCGGCGATGCCGGGCCCGCGCGTCCGCACTCCGGAGCGTGGTGACAGCGCCGGCGCAAGTCTCACCGAAGGTTTCGCCTCTCGCGAGGAGATTCATTCGGTGACGCCGGAAGAAATCGGTGCGGATACCGCAGGCGCAGGTCAGGTGCATATGCAGCACCCGAAGACCGCCGCCGGTCGCGGCACTCGCTTCGGTTGATTCGATTCGTGGTGGGTGTGGCCGGGCCACCGTCGGGGGTGGCCCGGTCTTTTCGCACGTAGGAGATCACGATGAGCAAGCTACCGACGTTGGGTTTCATGATCGGCGAGGCGCAGGAGGGCGAGGAAGCCCGTGGCCGCGACTACACCATCAAGACGAATGACGGCCTTGCCGGCGACAACGCCAGTCCGCTTCCGAGCGGCGACGTTGCTGCCGTGGGCTTCAAGCCTCCCGGCACGATCAGGGAGCCGCGCGCGAGCGAGGGCGTTGCCTTCCGCCAAGCGATGGCGGATCAGTGCGATACCGAGGATCGATTGGCGTTCAACCGGAGGTGAGGTATGGAGGTTGCGAGACAAGTCAGCGGGGCCTGTCGCGGTCGGTGGCAGTGGGGTGAGAAGTTGTACACGGCGGCTGGCGTCGAAGTTCCGCCGGCGGTAATGGCGGAGGACGAGGAGTTGCTCGAGGAGGGCAAGGAACTCGCTCCGGACAGTCAGGTACTCGACATGGTTGTGACGTTGCCGAAGGAGGCGCTGCCGGAAGGCTTCGATCTCACGGCCATCGAAGATCCCGCGCCCAAGAAGGGGCCAAAGAAGACCACGTAGTTTCGGAGCAACGCCGTGCAGACCTATCTCGATTTGTGCAACGCATTCATCACCGAGCTAGGCATCAACGGCGGCAATCCGCTCAGGACTGTTGCGTCGAGGCTCAACAGTCTTGAATCGATCCGCATCTGCAGCATGGTTGCCGATGCGGACTACGAGATCCAGTCTTTGCACCACAACTGGAAATTCCTCTGGCGCCTGTATAAGGCGCAACTGCCTGCCAACTGCGACGTCCTTCCGTCGCCTTCGTATCGAAACGTTCCGGCACTCACCACCGGAACACCCGGCCTCGGCGGCAACCTCTACCAGTTTCGCAAGGTCGATCGCGAAACGATGGTCTTCAACTACGACACTCCGGGCGTTTTGAACCGCCCGAGGTTCATGCCGTGGCGGCAGTTCGAAGAGCAGTTCCAATCGCAGGGCGGCAAGTCGGTGAGCAACTCGCCGCCGTACTGGTCACAGTCGCCGGCTGGCAACATCATCGTGTCGACGCTCACGGATAGCACGGTCAACTTTCAGTACGAGTGCTGGGCCAGGCCGATCCGTCTGGCGTCGGACAGCGACATCTCCGTCCTCGTCCGCGCTGTGATGAACAACGACACCACGCGCAACATCGTCCCGCCGGTGCTCATCCAGCAACCGTCGTCGAGTCTCACGCAAAATATCCTGAAGGTCCCGAATACGGCAGCTGCCGGCGCGACGCGCCTTGAGTCGTGCCGCATCATCATCGTGCGCGCCAAGGTCATGTGGGCCGAGGTCGAGGGCGCGACGGACATCATGCAGGCTGCTCTGGCCGAGTATCAGGACCTGCTCGAGGAATTGCGCGCCGATCAGTTGCCTGGCATGGAGCATGACCGCGTGTCGGAGAACGATGTGCCCATGACGGTGACGACCGAGTGAGCAGGTCCCTTACCCAGTTTCGGGCGCAGATTGGCTTCCCGCAGGAGGACAACAACTCGTCGGAGAAATTCGCGCTGGGCGGTGGCCTGGCAATCGAAGAGGTCGCGGCGATCGGCGACCCGGCGAAACTGCTCTTCTGCAAGAACTACGAACCGAACTACTCCGGCGGCTATCGCAGCAAAGGCGGGGCCGAGCCGGTCGACGGGCATCGCCAGCCGAGCGCCTTCATGTACGTGCTGCTGCCGATCACGCGCACCGACACGACCAATAACCCGACGCAGGTTGGACAGCAGGTCAACCAGGTGTTCGACGGGGCTACGGATGTGTCGCCGTTCTTCCTCGGTTGGGAAACACTAAACGGTATCGACTACATCGTCCTGACCAACGTCATCAAGGAACTGATCACTACCTCGTTCGATAGCCAGCCAGATACATATCGCGACGTCTTGCAGTTTCCCGTGGGCACGGCCTTGTACACAGGGTCGCCATTGTCGCCGCAGTATTTCGCGATCACATCAGGCGCTGCGACGTTCATCGCGGATCCGTCGAAGTCGCGCTTCTATATCTCGCTCGCGCGCAAGATTGCGCGAAGTTTTATCGGGCCGGTAGGCCAAGGCGCCCCGAGTGGAGCGGGTGACTACACCGGCCCCGCGCGCGGCGCGTTCGACCTGAAGGGCAGCATGTTCGCTATCCGCGACAAGGCTGACGGAACTGAGGCATCGCTGTTTACCTGCGCTGGCGGCACGTTCCCGCAAAGCTGGGTTCCAATCGACCTTGGATCACGGGTGTACTTCACCGCGTGCAACAGTCTGCTGCTGGCCGTCGGGGCAACGGTGACTGGCGCTAGTACGTCGACATGCACGGTGAACGCCGTCGTGATCATGTTCGGCACGATCGGCGGCGGCGACGCTACCGGGTACTTCGTCAGCGACGACATCACCAACGGCCCTCTTGGCGGCAACGCGCAGGCGCTCAAGGTCGGCATGACAACCGTTGCGACGACGCCGGCGGCAGGCAATGTACAGGTGGCGAACTCGCTTCCTGTGGGCGGCAACTACCGATTCAAGCGGTGGAATTTCACCGGCGTCGGAGACAACACGCGGATCTACGGCATCAACGGTGTCGGGACCGCGTTCGAAATCGAATGTCCGCTAGCGAACACAGCGAACTTCACTCCGATCATCACCGGCCAGGGCCTCACCGCGGCGACGTTCAACGCCGACCCGGTGCTCGACACGCCGAATGTCATCGAGGTCTCGCACGACCAGTTGTGGCTCGCGTATCCCGGTGGCAACCTTCTGCATTCCGGTTACCAGGCACCGACCGGGTGGACCGCGGTCGTCGGAGCCGATCAGCGCATGCTCGGCGACGACGTCACGAACCTGATCGGCAATATCAACAACACCCTGATCGTCACGACGCGCAACCGTATGCGGATCGTCTACGGCGACGTCAACGAGAACTACCAGATGCGCGACCTCAACACCGAGGCCGGTGCTTATGCCTTTACCGCACAGCCGATCGGCGGCGTGTGTTTCCTAACCGACGAGGGAGTGCAGTTCTACGACCAGACGGCCAACTTCGGCAACTACGCCGGGGACAGCCTGTCGCAGGCCATCAACTCTTTGTTGAAAACGTACATGAGCGCCGGGTTTGGCGCGCTCGAGGCGACGATCCAGCGAGACCACAGTTTCTATCGACTGTACTTCGACAAGGGCGTGTGCTTCACGTTTTGCATCGTCGGCAAGGAGCTCCGCGGCATCGGCAAGTGCGAGTATGAGCTCGGCTCTACGGTGTACTTGTTCACAGATGGCGCTGTTGTCACGATCGTGGATGGCGACACGATCATGAATGACGAGACCGGGGCAAGCTTCAAATACCGTCGCAGTCAGGAACTCATCGCACACCCAACTGCCGATGTGATGGTGATAACCGACATCAAGTTGGATCCAGCCCAATGGCCGGCGGGGTCTGCGGTCACTCTGAACGGAACGACATCGTACGGGACGGTCGTCGAGGTCACAGTAAATTCCGCGAAGAACTTCTGGTCAGTCGCCTCGACGATCACGAACGGCAACGATGCGACACCGCCGGGAGAGCGCATTTTCTTCTGCAGCGATGACGGATACGTCTACGAGGACGACGCCGGCGGATGTTTCGGTATCGTCGGGAACCCGGTCGATTTCGAGGCGCGCACGCAGTTCTACTACGGGCAGCAGCCAAACAACGAGAAGTACTATCGGCGCATGTACATCGACGTCATCGGAGCGGATGCGTTCTCCAACATCTCCTTCGGTGCAGAGTATGACGACGGCAGCGGCTATCGCGTGCCCGAGGCGCTCGAGGTCGTGACGGATTTGTTGTCGACGTCTGGCTTCGACCAGAATTCCGTCTACGGCATCGGCTTCTATGGCGGTGCCGGAAAAAATGTCCTGAAGAAGCACCTTCACGGTGCGGGTGTCGGCATCTCGGTGATCTCGAAAGGCTCTTCCGATATCGCCTTCCCGCACACGATTCAGGCGGTACAAATAGCGAGTGCGCTGCGCTCGCGCAGGACTTGGAGATAGCCCGTGACTGTGGAATTGTATACGCCACAACTCGTCAACTTCGGCGCGCAGGTCAAGAATAGTGACCTCAATGCGAACCTGCTGCTGATCAAGCAGGCATTCGATTCGATCAGCGCCTACGACACGGCGTCGGCGTCGTTTGTGTTCGGGCCGAATCAGCGCAACGTGCTGGTGGACTTGTCGGGCGCTGGATCTGGATTCTGGCTGACGGCAACGCTGCCGGAGAATCCCACCATCGGAGATCCTCCGATCAGGGTGACGATTTCCAGGGGCGGATTTTCGAGCGTCGACAACAGCATGTCCAGTTGCGTCGTATGCACCTCGGACGGCGCCAACATCATGGGCGTGCCGACGATCTCTTCGCTCGAGGGACTGCCGTTCCTCACCAACACCGGCGACTCGATGCAGTTCGCGTACATCGGCGGGACCTACGGCTGGGTCATCGTCGACAAGTTGTTCTCCGCGTTCGCGCCGCCAACGGACATCTCCACCGTGCAGCCATGGGATTCGTTCTACTTGAACGCATTCCACCAACTCGACACGGTCATCGACTCGACGAACATCACCAACACCCAGATCAAACTCGTCGGCATCAATCAGCCTGGCCTGTGGGCGTCGTTCACTCTGGCCGACGGATCCTCGCCGCAGACATTGGTGACCGATAGCGGATCGCAGACGTTCAACGGCGTCGTCGGAGCGTTTACTCTCGACTTCGCCACGTACGGCAACGAGCGTGTCCTGTTCACCTGTGTCGGGACCGACGCCTTCGTGGTGACTACGTAAATGCCTGCCGTCGAGCAATCTCTGTACTCGCCGATCGGCGTCAGCGCATTTACGCTGATCAAGCCGGAAGCACCTGCGGATTCCCCAGCCGCAGACGAGTTGTTCAACGCGGAGTTGCGCGCGATACAGGACGCGTTCAACCGCATCTCATCCTTGACCACCGTCACGGTAGACACGGCGATGTCGTCGTCTGAGCGCAACGTCCTGGTGGATCTCAGCGGGCTGGTGAACAGCGGCGACAAACTGCTCATCGTGCTGCCGCCGAATCCGAACATCGGTGACCCGCCCTGCTACGTCATGGTGCAGGAGTCCGGATACCACACGTCTGGCTCCGTCGCCGAATCGTGCGCGGTCGTCACGACGAGCGACGACACGCCGATCAACGGCCTCGTTCCGGACAACTCCGCTTTCACGAACCAGCCAGCGCTGTTCAATCCCGGCGACTTCATCAAGTTCGTCTACACCGATCCGGAGGAGGGGTGGAAGGCGCACACCAGCCTTAGCGCCGTGGCAAACCCGTCAGTGGATTTCATCGCGCCGGCGGGCGGCGCATTCCCTTGGCCTGCGCAGGACTTCCACGCCAGAACCGCCGTCGACATGACCTTCCTTCCGCTCGCGGTGTACCAGCCCGGTCAATCGTTCAGCGCATCGAAGGACGGCGCCGGTGACGTCATCGTCGGCGACAGCACCTACACGTTCAATTCGGTTGCCGGGCCATTCGTCATCTCGACGTCGTTCTCGCGCTGCCAGTTCACCTGCCTGTCGGACACAGTGTTCGAAGTGGTCGGAACGCCATGAGCGACAGCGACCAGAGAAAACGACCTCGAGTTACCACGGTGGTGGCCCAGAACAAGGCCTCCGCCGGAACATACAGTGCGCCGAACCAGAACGTCGAATTCGCGAACCGCCACTACATCACCGTAGTCATCGCGCCAGGTTCCACCGCCGGCGTCTTCAGCATCAGGGCCGAGCCTGCCGGCGTCGGCTCTGTCGGTTCGATCGGCACGACAGGTTTCGCCAAGGTCGAGATCGAGAACGTCGATATCGCAACTGCAACCACGATGGTCTGGGACGTCGCCGGGTATTTCGACGCGTTCGCGCTGATCATCGACACCCCGATCACTGGCGGATCAGCGCCGGGTGTTTCGGCCTACGTCAATTCCACCATCCTTTTCGGATAGGTAGTACTATCCGCTCGCCAACCGGGGAGACACGAAATGGCAATCGGCAAAGTCAACCAAGTAGCGCCAACGGCACCGGCAGCACCGCCCATGACCGCCGGCCAATCGCAGGCCAACCAGCTCGCAGGAACTGGCGGCGGCACCAAGGAGTACATGGCTGCGCGCGGCGCGACGCCCGTCAGCACGATGGGCCAGACCAAGGGACCTCCGCTCGATGTGAACCTTCAGACTCCCGCGCAGGCAAACGCAGCGCAGCAGGCGAAGAACCATGCGAACGTGAACTCCGCCGTGATGGGCGGCAATACGATCTCCGCTGGTCAGGCCGCGAAACCGGCTCCGACCATCCAGCCGACCATCCAGCCGACGCAGCCGCAGGCTCCAGCGGTGAGTTCCAACGGCCAGCCGCTGCCGAAGATCACGCCGATGACGATGTCGTTCAAGCCCGGAGCCCCCGCGAACCCGGACCAGCAGCAGCAGGTCCAGCAGTGGGCCTCGCACCTGCAGCAGATGATGGGAAGCCAGAACCTGCCGCCCGAGGTCCAGAAGGCTCTCGAGCAAGTCCACGCGCACTTCTCGCTCGCGCCCGGCACGCAGCCGGTGGCCCAGCCTGCAGCCCCAGCGCCGACGATCCAGCCGCGCACGGAGGCCGCTGCCGTGCAACCTGCCAACAGCGACCACTACAACGCGCCCGGCAAGGGCCACGTTCCGCCGCACGGCCTGGACAACAACCCGAAGTCGATGGCGGAAGCCCCGGTTCCGAAGAAGGACTTCAAGGGCCGCACCACGTCGATGCAGCGCCGCGGCAAGGGCGTAGGCCAGCCCGACAAGCCGGGTCCGATCACGCCGACCGGCGCCGCGCAAAGTTACCTGCGCGGAACGACGATGCCGGTCAAGCCACAGGTAGCGTGATGCCGTGGCCGACGCGACCGACACCACGACCACCGCGCCCGCGCCGCACCGCCTGACTGCGGCGGAATCGGCAGCGCGCCCGAAACCCACGCCCCAGACGCCAGCCGGAAGCGCGCAACCGGCTGCGCCGGCAGAGGCGTCATCGAGCGTCGACAGCACGTTCCTCGACAAGACGGACGCTGAAGTCAACGCGATGTCGCCAGAGGAGCAGGCGCAGTACTACGCTGCCTACAACAAGGCGCAGAACGCCGCCACGCCGCCGGCGCAGGGCGGAGCGGTCCTGCCGCCGCAGCCTGTGATGTCGGGTCCTCCAACGGCGCGCAAGGGCGCTCAGGGCGATTTCGGCGCATCGACGTACGTGCCGCCACCGGCAGCGCAGGCTTCCGACTACGTGTCGGACGAGCACTTCGTTCCGCAGATCAAGGATCCTGTCACCGGCGAGATGCGCGCGGCGACGGAGGCTGACACGGTCAAGTCCGTCGATTGGACGGTAACCGACGAGCAGACCGTGCAAGGTCAGATGAAGAAACTGACCACCGATCTGGCGACGAACCCGGTGTACCAGTCTCTCGCGGAAGAGATGAAGCGCGTCAACGCGGCGGCTGGCGGCGGCAATAGCCTGATGGCCGAGAGCGCTGCCTACGACAAGGTGATCGGCCTGGCGTTCAACATAGCCACGAGCGACGCGGCGACGTATGCGAAGTCCGCCGAGTTCAACGCGAGCATGGCTAACCAGTTCGGCCTCGCGAAGAACAACTTCATCTACCAGGCGTTGTTGTCGGACCAGAACTACGCGCAATCGCAGATCCTGCAGTCGAACCAGATCAAGGGCAACATCGATTCCATCGACCGGCAGATCTCCGGCCAGCTCGAGTCGACGCGCATCGCTGGCAAGGCGCAGATCAAGTCCGCGCAAGCGTCAGCGTCTGGGCAGATTGCGTCGGCCAACATCTATGCTGACGCCTCGGTGAAGAATGCCGAGTTGTCGGCAAGAACCTCGCTGCAGGAAGCGGAGATGCAGCGTCAGACCACTCTGGATTCGCTCGCGATCGACTACCAGTCGAAGAGCGCTCTGCAGATTCAAGGCGGCGAGATCGACATCGCGAAGATCGGCGCGACCGGCGCGATGCAGAAGGACGTGAACGAAGCCTCCGCAGTCAGCCAGTACCAGAAACAAAGTTCGCTGAACTACCAGACGTGGATGGGCAATTCGCTGATTCAAACGTCGGCGGACATCGCCGCCACTGGCCGCACGCCAGGGCTGACCGATGCGCAGCAGGCAAACGCTACGAAAACGCTCGTCGATATCTGGAAGACGAACAACGATCTGATGAGCTCCGCTTTTGCGTCCTCGTCGCACGG